ATTAAAAATTAGCTAATTTAAAGCAGGCAGAAACCTGTAGTATTGTTACTTTATTTTATTTTTTTCTCAAGGTCAACACGTTTAAGAGTGGCTAATTCATCGAAGAAACGACCACAATATTGATGCTCTCCTACGTGTGTGATGTAGTCCGATACATAAGCATATACTTTACCACCCATATCCCTCCATCTTTGACAGAAACCAAAGTCTTCTCCATAGTATCTTTTAGTATCTGGGTCATGTAATGTATCAAATAGATTATAGAAATGTTCTTTCTTAGTCTCTTTACCATTAATTACTGTTGGTTGATATATCTCTAGTTCAGGATGTTTCTCTATCATTTTCAATATAACATGTCTTTTAATTAATGTGCATCCTGTAGGTACATGAGTTGCTTCCATGATGCCGTTTTCTACTGTTATATTATCTTTGTTTTTAACTTTCATTGGAAACATATAACTTGATTTTATAATATCACTTTTATCTTTAATCGTATCATACTTCTCTGTTAATCTTCTCCACATCTTATCTTCATCAATTGTTTTCATTGGATAAGGACATGCTATAATATCTTTATCTGCTTCTAACATTTTAATTATTGTTGAATATTCAAAATCTATATCTGAGTCTACAAACAATAAATGTTGATACTCATGCTCGTGACCAACAAAGTCAGCAACACAAAGATTTCTACCTTGAGTAACCAAAGATGATTTTAGTAATGTGAAACTTACAAGTATATTATTACGTAAACATTCTTGTTGAAACTTTAGTACAGCCTGAGTGTAATGCATAGACACATCTGAGTGACATGGTGTGCAGACCATTATCTTATATTTAGGTTCTCCACCTATATGTATCTCAGTTACGTTACCTTGTTTTATAGTTTGATAAGTATCTTCGTTTGGTCTTGTCTTTTTATCAAACCAGATAGGATCATTGTTTTGCATGTAAAGCTCCTTGTAAAAATCTATTCCAGGATATCGCTTGTTTATCCCAACTATAATATTTATTTGTGTAATCTATTTGAAATCTTAAATGATCGTTTATTGTATCATCCTCTAAAGATATTGCTGCTGCCTCTATACCATGTGCAAACTTACGTGATAGAGATTTATAATCTTTAGAGTAAGGTATATACATAGGAAACTCTGCACCTGTTTCAAAGAGCGCACCAAAGTCAGTGGTAATACAATACAAACCAGCTGCCATACACTCTAATAAAGATATACAAGATGTTTCTTCAAATGTACTTGGATACACATACATTCTATAATCTTTTAAATGCTCTACGATATAATTGTTTGGTTTATAACCAATATAATTTACATTCGGCAAAGACTCAGCTTGATCATAAAGAGTTTGATAGTATTTATCATTTTCATCGTAAAAATTTTTACCGTAAACTTCTGTAGATGAATATACATCTAGAGTGATAAGTGGATTATTAATTAACTGCATAGCACCTAATAAAACATTTAATCCTCTCCATGGTGTATTCTGATGTATAATCTTAATAGGATCACCTTTATTGTAAGTGGTAGATATAGGCTCTATCTTTTCTATACCATTTTTTATTACTACACATTTTTCAGTTGGCACATCAAAGTATGTTCTAAACTTTTCGTAGTTCCAATGACTGTTAAATACATACCAATCGTATTTATCATGATTTGATTTATCTTGAAACCAAGGTGCTAAGTTTGGTTGATCATAGGAATTCTTTTGCCAAAGAATATTTATCTTTGAATTATCTAGCGGTATCTTTTCTGGTACAGAAGTACAAATAGAAAATTTATCTAGTAGACTCTTGTCTACTCGATTATTTAAAAATCCTAATTGTAACTCAGTCCCACCTTTAGGGTTTTCGTTCATTGTGTTTTTTCATAACTTTCTGTAAAATATCTAAACCTTTCGGAGATACTTGCACAGTTACATCTTGTGCTATATCTGGCCCATCTTTCTTTTCTTTAAACACTTCACCTGTTTTAGTATTACGCCAAGTTACTACTGTAGTACATTCTATTTTTGGTAAATCATCCATTCTAATATTTTAATAACATTAATCTCTAGTAATTTCAAGTATGTTAACTAACCCCTCAACCTTATCTATAGCTGAATTTGTTTGTAATTCTAACACATCGCTTGCTTCTAAAATAATAATACCATCATTTAATTTAGCAGATAAAGATGCACCAATTGATTTAGAAGCTATTGGATAAACATGTAAACTATCAGAGGCATCTTTCATTCTTACAAAACAAACTACCGCACCTGAGTCTTTATTGAAAGCCTGTATGTTTTGTATTATAGCAGTTGCATTTGAGGGACATGTATAAACATCAAATGCAGCTGATGAAGATAAAGTAAACGGAGTGTTTTTATAAGTATTAGCCATTTATATAAAAATTAAATCTTTCTTGTTCTTGTTTTATATCATCTGTAAAAGATGTATTAAGTTGATTCTTCATAGTATCTAAGGCTTCTAATATCTGTCTTTGATTATCTACCTCATACTCTTCTTTTGGTTCAGGTATATTTATAGTAACCTTTGCCATTATCTTGGTCCTTTACCTGTTCCAGTGTTTCTTCTCTCAAAAGCCATACCTGGACCAGAAAAAGTAGATCTACCTATACTACCTAAACTTTCCCCTCTATTAAATCTATCTTTTATTTCATCTCTTTGTAAATCTCTTAATTGTTTTAGTCTATCTTTTAATTGATCTGATTTTTTATTTTTTAATGTTTCTTCAATTCTCTCTATTCTTTTTTGCATAGCTCTTGCTAAACCACGAGATGGTGCTTTACCAAATCTACCACCTGTTATAGTGTTAAGAAGACCCCCTGATACAGGATTATATCCTCTCATAAGGCCTGAAGCCACTTGGCCTGTATCTGTTAGTCCAAATCTTCTACCATAAAAGTTTTGCATAGCAATAGTTCTAGGATCAGATTTAGGAATTAAATCCCTAACAATATTTAAACCTGCTCCTATAAGTGATCTATCTCCAAATGGTAAAAATTGTGCTAATTTTGCAAGGCCTGTAGGTTCAGTTAAAGAAGACACTTGTTCAACATCTTCATCATCTCTACCTAAATCACTAACACCTTGAAAACGAGATAAATTTAATCCTGATAATCTATTCAAAGGACGTTGAGGAAGTAAACCTGTTGTTGGCGTATCAGCTATAGCTAAAGATCTAATACCAGCCTCATCATACATTGGAGCACTTGGATCAACTTGAGAATACGATCCAATAAAATTTTCATATGCAGGAAAAGGAACATTTGCAAACTCTTCATATCCAGGAAACAATTGATTTTGGAATTGAAACTGTAATGGATTTGGTCTGCTTACTGCTGGTCTTCTTTGTGAAACTCCTAAATTAAGTATTGACATTATCTTCTTCCATCTGGTTGAGCATCTAATCTTAACGTACCATATCTCCAGGTTTCTCCTGTGGCATCACATGCTATTTTAATTGATACAAGTCTTCCTCTTGCCCTAGTATCCACCTTATCAGTAGAGGATGTAATTGTAAAGGGACCTAACTGAGAACTAGAAGCTGTATTATTTGGATAATCATTTACAAACAATGTAACTTTAGAATTACCTGTTAAGACTTTGTAGTCTGGTATAAATCGTCTTACAGACATAAAGAATTCTCCATCTCCTCTAAAATCTGGTACTGGTGTAACGTTTCCACCAAGACCTCTTCTTGCAGTAATATCAAAATCTCCAGATCTAATAAATGCATCAATTGAAGTTGTACCTGAACTGTTTACTTGATCAGTTCCAACTTCATGTTCATAGTATGTGGTTGAACCAAAAGTATTTGTAATACCTTGTATTGAAAATGTAGGTGTGGTTGTTGTTGTATATTCTGTAGCGTAAGGCTCACTAAATACACTCGCATCTTCGTATGTTGTTCTTGCCAGAGAACCTGTAGTCCAAAGATTTTCTGCATAGTTATATGTAACCACTCTGTCAATCTGATCGGATCCATCTTTAGGATAAAACCAATTAACTTCTGTATATAAACTATTATGACCTGCAGATATAATTTTGTTTGCTTTGAAATTAATTCCTAAGTTATCTGCTTTTTTTGTAAATACAAAATCCTCTACCGCACATGGTAATGTTTTTACTGTACCATCGTACATAAAAAATCCACCTGCACTGCCCATCCAAAACACAGCTCCTGATGCATACACAGCTGAGTTCTGACCCATACATCCACAGTTAACACCCACCTGTCTAATACTAAATGTAAAAGGTGGACCAACAAATTGTGCAACATATGCTGCAGTGTCTGTTAGTATTAGAATATAATCCTTACCATTAACAGCAGCTCTTATCTCATTACCTGAGTCCAATCTAAATGTACCTGCTGTATTTGTAGAAGTTGGAGCATATGTATTTAAATCTTCTTGATTAGAAAATCTTATAAACATTGGATCTTGAGTTGTAGAATCTCCAATTGTAGTTTCTGTTCCAAGATGAAATAAATGTCTATCTCTATCTGATACCACAGTCATCAAACTTTTGGTTGGATTATTTGTGGTTGTAAAATTTGTTGTAGTCGCAGATGCTCTAATTGTTCTTGCATTAGATGCTCCTGCATTCCATGTAAATGTTTTACCATTATGAATTGTGCATACTAATACCTCACCAAAATTATCTAAACTCCAGAAGCCTGGATCCAGAGTCACTGCACCTGTTGCTCTTGCTGTTCCCCAAGTAGATAAGTTCCAAGTTGATGTACTCCAACCATAACCAGCTGTTTGAAAAGTTGGTCCTATTGTGACATACGGATTAACAGTCGCTGCTCCTGCAGTTGACATTCCTGTGCCACTTTCATTAGAGGCCATTGTAATTGTAAAACTATTGGTAGCTGATGTTATAACTTCATAAGTTGTGTTTTCAAAATCACCTGTAGAATATCCTGTAGCTCCTCCTCCAGGCAATGTTACAGATGTAAAAGTTATATACTCTCCAGCTAGTATACCGTGAGATGTTTTATTTAAGGTAACAGTCGCAGAGCCATTTGAAGATGTAAAAGTAAAACCAGTGACGGCTGTATCTAAAGGAGTGATATCATAAAAGTCATCTCCATAATATAAAAACAATCCTTTATTGGTTCCAATAGCTGTGTATTTTTCTCCTGCTAAACTAGTGAATGCATGTTGTGCTCTTGCTACTCCAGGTAGAGTAGTTTTATCTGTAGTTAATTGACTCCAACCACCTATTTTTTCTGGTAAGCCATATCTAAATCTTACAAAATCACCATCTATCCACTGAGATTCAGCTCCAGATGCAGTGACTTGTTTATTAAAACCAGGCTTGAAATTTAATTTTTGTAACATATAAGTATTTTTATATATAAAAATAGCCATTCTAAACCATGAATTTGAAAGAAGCAATAATTGATTTGGACGTAAGTATACCAGATAAAGTCATTAAAAAATTCAAAGAGTATATCGATTATAAAGCTACAGAAAAAATGACGGTAGCAGATGGTTTGAATACAGACATTAGAAATGTATTTGGACACCACTTAAATCAATCTTCTATAACTGATAAAGTTTTATTTAATGTAGTAAAAAATTTAATATGGAATTACTATTTTAATTATAAGGCAAAGTTTCCTCAGTTGACTGTAGGAACATTAGCCCAAGTAGATCTTTTAAAATATGCTCCTGGTGGAAAGTATGAGATACATACAGATCATGGAACCACAACAAATAGAACACTTAGTGTAATTATAAATTTAAACGACGAATATGAAGGTGGAGATTTAGTATTCTATCATCCTAATTCTAAAGATGAAGCTAAAAGAGTTAAAGCTAAAACAGGTAAAATTATTTTCTTTCCAAGTAATTTTTTATATCCGCATTGTATTGAACCAGTAAAGAAAGGAACAAGGTATTCTATAGTATCATGGCTACTATAAGAGATTTTAAATATAAACTAGTTAAGAATTTCTTCTCAAAAGAAGAGTTAAAAATATTAAAACAATATTGTCTACTTAAATTAGATGAAGGATTTAAAGATGATGAACAGGCTCCTGTATGTCCATCATACGGTAGAGATCCTTTAATGCATGTATTTTTAAAAGAGAAACTTCCATTGATGGAAAAAATTACTGGTTTAGAATTATTAAAATCTTATGCTTACTGGAGATATTACATATACGGATCCGTTTTAAAAACACATAAAGATAGAGAAGCTTGTGAAATATCTGTAACAGCATGTATACATAAAACACATAACTGGCCAATACACATGAATAAAAAATGGATAGAAATGGAAGAAGGAGATGCAGTTGTATATATGGCGCGTGAATTATCACATGGAAGAAAAAAATTTGAAGGTGATGGGTGTGCTCAAGTGTTTTTTCACTACGTAGATAAACATGGTTCTTTAACAGAACATGAAGACGATCAAGCTAGAACATTACATAATGCAATTATTAACAGCTAAAATAATATGGTTTCCAGATTATTTGGAATCTATAACCGAAGATTATCTAGAGAATAAAATAGAATGGGAAAAAAATCACCTAAACAATGTAAGACAATATATGAAAGAAGACGGTTTGTTATTTCCTGGAGTTGTAATGTACAACAAACATGTAAAAAAAATGGAACTACATTGTGGACACTACAGATTCAAGGTGGCTAAAGAAATGGGTTATGATGGTATAGATGTTTATGAGGTAAATAATTATAAAGATGTCTTATATCTAACCAAATTTACAGAAAATTGTTACAAGCAATACCTTGAATTAAAGAAAATAAAAGATATACATGAACCTGAAAGTAAATTTATATGAGTTACGAATCACTAATTGAAGCCACTAAATTTCATGCTAAGAATAAAGATAATTGGTGTGGAGAGGCTTTAGCAGAATATAAACACGAAATATATCAAATAATAAAAGATCAAAAGGTACGAACTATATTAGATTATGGTTGTGGTAAAGCAACGTTTCATAAATTATTATTTAATAATAAACAAGTACCAGGCTCACCAACAGGTATTGTAATAGTAGGATACGACCCTGCTGTACCTATGTATGCAAAAAAAATGAGTATGGATTATGATTTAGTTCTGTGTGTAGATGTAATGGAACATATTCAAGAAGATAAAGTTGAAGAAATTTTAGAAGATTTATTTAGTTCAGGAAGATTTGTTTTCTTAACTATAACTTGTTATCCAGCAAGACAGGTATTATCAAACGGAAAAAATGCTCACTATACAGTTAAAGACCCATCTTGGTGGAACGAAAAATTATTAAAGTATGATGGTAAATATCACGTTATTTATCAAGAAGATCCTGTGAGATCTAAAATAGTTAGAAACCCAGACCCAGTAGGAAAAGATGAATAACGAAAAAAAATTTGAAATGAAAGAATGGATAGGGATATTTGATAATTATATCTCTCCAGAAATGTGTAAAGAAGCTATAAAATATTTTGAAAGACAAAATAAATATAATAAAATTTACGACAGATTTACAACTGAAAGAGCAGGTAATCGTACTAAAAAAGATATTGCAACCAGCGTTGAACCTGAAGAAATTCTTGGAGATCACACTGAATTAAAAACAATGTTTGTTAATTTTGATATGGCGTTGAAAATGTATATGGAAAATTTAGATGTTCAAAGTGATTTTGATCCTTTAAATTATACAAATGTCAAAATTCAAAAAACAGTGCCTACAGGAGGTTATCATGTATGGCATGTTGAATGGGGTCCAGGACTTGGAAATGAGGGTTTTAGAAGATTTTTAACTTATATGATTTATCTTAATGATGTAGATGAAGGAGGAGAGACAGAGTTTTTACATCAGTCAATTAGAGTAAAACCAAAAGCAGGTAGAATAGTTATATGGCCTGCAGCTTTTCCGTACATGCATAGAGGTAACCCACCTTTAAAAGGTGAAAAGTATATTATAACTTCTTGGATATTATCAGGTTAAATTATTAAGAAGAATAAGTTGTAGGTCTAGCGCCTAATCTAACTGTTTTTTCAGCTTCAGTTTCACCCGCAGAACCATCTTCATTTACTATGTTATCTTCATCCCACGTTTCTTGAAGATAAACTAAATGAGCAGCATCCCACCTTGATATGAATTCATCAAAGTTACCTAAAACAGCTGCATCGTACGCTCCGTTTGGTGAATTATCTTTATATTCTACTTGATCATTATCTACGTTATCGTCTGTGAACTGAATAGCATGTAGATTATCAAATTTTGATTGACTCCAAAATGCATCATCTTCTATTTTGTGTCCACATGCATCTTCAATTCCGTAGTCACTATTTTTTTTGATGACCATTTTATCTTCAAAAACTACTGTCCAAGCACCATGTTTTGCCATAAAATTCTCCTTATGTTTTTATTATATATATCACAGTTAAGTAAGGTTGCAACACTGAATTAGCAGACCCTGAAAAATTGGATGTAACTGGATGACTGTGAGATCCACCACCACCTTTACTACCCGAGTTTGATGGACTCGAAACACAAGTACCTCCACCTGAACTAAATACAGAGAATGTAGAGCCTGTACGATTACCACCTGCTGGGTGGGTATGATTGGCTAAAGTTGGTGTAGAAATAGTAGTATTTCCTGTGTTTCCTGATGAGTTTCCCCCTGATGCAACAGTATTTGCTCCACCTGTTGAAGCCAAAGCTTTATTTGGAGATCTACCCATAACTATTTTATCTTGAAGATCAGGAAGAGTAAATGTTGTAGATCCATTTCCTGATCCGTACGTAGTTCCTATAACAGCAAATAAAGTAGCATACGTACTTCTAGAAACATTAGAACCATTACACTCTAAAAAACCAGATGGCACAGATCCATCTGACCATGGAATTACTGATCCTGTGGAAATACCAACTAATCCTGTGATGTTTGCACCATCAAAATCATATTTAGTTGCTTCGTAATTTGCCATTATTCTCCTTAAGTTTTAATTATATATAGCAGAGCTACATAAGGTTGTACAACAGAAGTTGCATTACCAGAAAAAGTAGCAGATCCTGGATGGTTATGTGATCCGCCACCACCTGTGTTACCACTAGTTTTGTTTGCAGGTTGAGGTGTTGGTTGGTTATTTGCATCACCTGGAGGTGTAAGACCTCCTCCAGATTTATTTTGAAAATTAACTGTGTGAGTGTGTGAAGCAATTGTAGGTGTAGATAAAGTTGTATTACCTACACTGATAGAAAAATTTCCTGTTGATGTTACAGTGTTTGCTCCGCCAGTTGATGCTAAAGCTTTATTATTTGATTTACCCATAGCATTATCATCTTGTAGGTCAGGAACATTAAAAGTAGTAGAACCGTTTCCTGAACCATAAGTAGTCCCTATAACTGCAAATAAAGCAGCGTAAGTTGATCTTGAAACAGCAGAACCATCACATTCTAAAAATCCAGATGGCACAGATCCATCTGTCCATGGTATAATTAAACCAGTATTAACTAAATCAATATTAGTTAAGTTTGCTCCTGTAAAATCATATTTAGTTGCTTCGTAATTTGCCATAATTTTTCCTACGTTTTAATTATATATAATAAAGTTAAATATGGTTGTAAAACTGAATTAGCAGTACCAGAAAAGTTTATACTTGCAGGGTGACTATGTCCTCCGCCACTTCCTTGAGGTGATATAGATACAGATGGATTTGCTCCTCCTCCAGTAGGTGTTTTAGGGTTTTTACTGTTTCTGTTAGGTGATGGTGAAGGTCTACCTGCGTGTGTGTGACTATGTGAGGCCATAGTTGGAGTGGATATAGAAGTGTTACCTGCACTTGCAGAATTTGCACTACCACTAGTTGATACAGTGTTTGCTCCACCTGTTGATGCTAAAGCCTTATTAGGTGATTTTCCTACTACAACATCATCTTTTAAATCTGGTAAAGTAAATGTTGTTGAACCGTTACCAGAGCCATATGTAGTTCCAATCACCGCAAATAATGCTGAGTAAGTTGATCTTGAAACAGCAGAACCATCACATTCTAAAAAACCAGTTGGAACAGATGTATCTGTCCAGGGTATAATTAAACCTGTGTTAAGACCTTGAATGTCAGTAAGACTAGCACCGTCAAAGTCGTATCGCGTTGCTTCATAATTGGCCATGGATTATTTCTCCTTATAGGTCCAACCAGTAGTTGCGTCTCCTGAAAATACTAATGTGAAAGCTGCTCCTTGTGTATTCACAACAAGATCAGCTGCAGCGTTAACTATGTTAGAACCATTTCTACCTATAGTTAATGCATTTGAGTTAAAATCGTAACCCTGGTCCATAAATGAAACTTCATCTCCTAAAGCAGGTGATGCTGGTAGTGTGACTGTAAAAGCTCCACCATTTGTATTACATAAAAGTTGAGCACCAGCTTGAACTGTTTCTGCTGCTGTAATTGCTCTCCACTTTTTATATTCGTTTGCTTTTACTATGTTAGTTCCATCAGAATATAATTCATAACAATTTCCTTCACATAATAATACACCTGTTCCACTTGAAGTTTTGAATGTTAATGTATTTCCTGCGTGGTCACATCCATCTACAACAGTGTAAGTTTTTTTTATTGAGTCTGGAATTGTTACGTTAAGGTTTCCTGCTAAAGTACCTGTTAATTTAATTACTTGGTTTTTACCATTTGATAATGCACCATTGGTAAAAGTTAAAGCTCTACTTGCGTTAGTTACGTTAAATGTATCGTAACCACCAATAGCTTGTTCTACAATTAATAAGTTTGTGTTAGTTATCTGTCCCCAAGTACCTGAATTTTCTCCTGTTGCTTGGACTGTAAGTTTTAAACTAGCTGATGTCGAGTTTGCCATTTTTATAAATCCTTATAGTTTTTTAATAGTATTAAAATATGTGGATAGTGTCAACTATCATTATGCAGCTCTTGTGGGAACTTCTGTCCATACAGGTGCTGAACCTGTATCTATTTCATTCCAGATTAGAGTATTAGCGTTATTTAACGTAGAAGTCAAAGCAAATCCTGTAACTGAAACGTTAGCAAATCCTTTGGTTGTTACACTATTTAATGTAACAGACATCGATATACCAGTTACGTCTATAAAAGATACAGCATCCAATTGACCTGTTCCAATACCCATTGGCATACCAATACCAGTAACTGTTACATCCGCTGTACCAGTTATAACTGAACCAACAGCTAAAGATGCAGAGAATCCTATACCTGTAACTGTTGCATCTGGTGATGGATCTGCTGTTCCTAAATTAGATGTTAATGCAATTCCTGTTACAGAAACATTTGCATCACCTGTAACTGTTTCATTACCTAGATTAGCTGTTAAAGGTAGACTTGTTGCTGTTACAAACTCCCATTCTCCTGTAGCACCATACTCAAATAGTCCCCAGAAATATCTACCCCAACCTTCTTGGTTATATGCTTCAACAGTTCCAGTAGCCATTGTAGCTTGATTTCCTGTTGCCATTGCATCAGGGCCTGCATCTGCTATTCCTAAATTACTTGTAAGTGCTTGACCTGTTAATTCTATTTCAAATGATATTTCTACATCTTCATTACCTAATGATGAAGTTAAAGCTAAACCAGTTGGAGTTACATTTGCATCACCTGTAATTGATAAGCTTGATAATAGTGGTTCTCCAAACGTTGGGTAATATCCTGTAACACTATCGCCCTCCTCAAATTGCGCGCCCCATAAAAGAAGCATGTCACCAGCGCCAGTTCCTTGACCTGTATAAGACTGCGCTCTGTTTGAAGTTGTTGCAGGAATTAAACCATATACTGGAATAAATCCAGTTGTAACAGCTGAAGTTACAACTACTGCACATCTATACCAACCATTACCAACATCGGTTATTGACCCTGTAATGGTACCACTTGAAGAACCTAAAACTCCGTTTTCAATGTCAAAATTTTGATGAGGATTAGAAGAAACATCTCCAGATCCTGTACTAATTTGTAAATATCTTTGTCCAGTAAATTTAGCAAAAACAGAAATAGTATATTGTTTTCCTATTTCTGTAGTTAAAGCATTTCTTATTATATTATGACCACTAGTATTAGAGTCTTCTTGTATCCCTTGAGCAGTATTAGTTCCGTCTGGAGCAGTTGCATCTGTTGGTGTAGTATTTATAGCAGTGCTATTTTTTTGCCAATAACCATCAGAAAAATCTTGTGAATGTTCATAGAAGTTTTGACCAAGAAGACCAATATTAGTTCCTAAACCTGTTGATTCTAATGTGCCTCCAATACCCCAAGCAAAACTATTCCATGTTCTTCTTCCCCAACCTTCTACGTTAAATGCATCAACAGTTCCAAGAGAAAGAGAAGCTGTGTTAAGACCTGTAACCATAGCATCAGGACCTGCATCCGCTGTTCCTAATAACGAAGTTAAACCAAAACCTGTAGGAGTTGCTTCAAAAGAAATTTCTGTACTTAAAATTGAATTAAGTGCAGTGTTTGTTGTTTTTTTATAACTTGTTACCTCAGTTCCTTCTTCTATTTGTATTCCCCAAACTTCGAAACTTAAATTTGCACTAGAGCTAGCATCAAGTCTAAAGTGAATTCCAGCTTGACCAAGACTAGAGGATTGATATGTGTTATTAACAGTAACTGCTGAATGATTTTTATCTATTCTTGTAAATTCAGTAGTTGATAATGAATTGAAATCTATATTCCACTGACCTTGTGAAGAATTATGTGGATTGTTAAATTGTAATGCAGTAGATGACCCACTCACTCTTTTAATATAAAAAGATGCCTCTAAAGGTTGTCCAGACGTTGAATAATTTGTAGTTACTACATCAAAAATATCAGAGAGTGTACCTCCAGGCGTATTATTACCTTGAATATTACTAATTAAGGTTGTGGTTTTAGTTCCAAAAGGTGAAATACCATGATTTGCAGTGGCTGTAGCATTACCTCTTGTAGTGTAATTAGATTGAGATAAATCTTCTGAAAAAATTGTAAAGTTTGTACCAAGTAGAGTAGATGATGTCTCTATACCTGTAGGCACTGGAGCTACATCTATTTGTGTGCTTAAATTTGATGATACGACTGTGCCATAAGTTGGTTTATAACTTGTTAATGTAGTCTGTTCTTCTACCTGTGCTCCAAATATAAAGGCTCCAGGATCATCAGCTGCTGTTCCATTTAGTTGAAGTCCTACATTTGTATTTGGTTTGTTAAAACCTGATTCATACTGAACAGTTAATCTAAATCTATACCAGCCATTTCCAAAGTTGACTGAATCTCCTTCAACAAAACTAACTTCTGAACTTTGAGCAAATCCAACTCTTGCTCCATTCGTTATGTTAAATTGTACAAGTGCTCTTTGTGCACTATTACCAATTTCTAATTGAAAAGTGCCACCAGTTCCACCAGAGCTGTCTTTTGCAAAAATACTAAATGTTTGTATATCTCCTGGAGATGGAGTATTGAAACCAAATTTAAATAAAACTTTGGTTCCTGTATCCGATCCATTACCTTTAAGTAATGTTGCGTCGTTAGTTCCAAAAGGAGAAGGTCCAGCGTTACTTTGAACAGTAGCTCTAAATTGATTTGGAAAACTTGAATCTAAATCTACAGAATTTACAACAAGGTTTTCACCAAGTAATCCTGTATTACATTCAAGACCTGTTACAGAGACAGTATTATTAATACTGCCCCAAGAGTTACTACTCCATGTAAGCGCGCCCCAAGTGCTGGCCATAGGAAGTTACCTCCCTATTATCCAGAGATTCTTAAGATCGCTGCTGAAGTTGTAAATGCTGGAAACTGAATTGTAAAAGTACCAGAAGTAGCTGTTTTATCTGCTCCGAAATCTAAAACCGCAACAGCTGCATTAGTAGTTGCAGATGAAGTGTTATAGATTAAAGCTCCTCTAGCTGTCAAAGTTACACCAGTAAATGATCTGTCAGCGAAATCAACTATAGCAACACCTTTACCAGTTCCTGAACCGATAGAAGTTCCACCATTTGTTAATGCGCCACCGCCTGATGTATATTGACCACTGTTACCTACTTCGTTAGTTGCACTGAAAGCAGTAGTAGTTGAGTTTAGAGTAGCCGAAGAAGTATAAAGAGCTATTTTGAATTTATCACCACCTGAAGCTTTAAAGTTGTGATCACCTTCTAACAATTGTTTTTTAAAAGCATTTGCAATCGCTTGTGTTATAGCCATATTTTTTCTCCTTATTTACCACCGACTCGAGGAACACCTGATTGATATTCATCTCGTCTTCTTCTTCCCATTTGTTCTATCGAGAAGCCTTCTACCACCTGTTTATACTTTCCTTCGTATAATTGCAAGAGATCATTTGGCCCCTTTAGAAAAGAAAATGCTTCGACTAAGCATGCATACAAAAGTCCGTTGGGAAAATACTTACTTAAGTATGTTTCTGTATTTGTACTAGATAATCCAGGATCTTTCAAGATATAATTTAACTGGATTTGATAAGTAGAATTTGGTGTAGGAGCCAAAACAATAGTATTATTATCCCACATACCATAATACTTAGGCTCTCCTGTAACGCCCGTAGAATTAAACTCTGACATAAAACTAGTATCTCTGTATTCTAAAAAATTTCTTGTAGAACCAGACCCACCATCTACTATTTGAGCTGATCTCACAATCAAAGCATTATCTGGTAAGTCTATAAATCTTTGATTGTTTACTAAATTAGCTGTTGCATATCTTCTGTTATTATCAGAGTCTACTTCTCTAAATATTCTCAACTCAGCATCTTCAATAAATCCATTTACAATAGTAGAAGTTAAAACATTTGAATCAACCTCTGTATAATCTCTAATCTTTTGAACTAATTCAGCGTACGTCATGATATACTAATTTGCACCTCTCCCATTTCCATATTAGCTTGTCTCTTATTATTTGCAATAGAACCATCTTCAGGAACCATACCACTTGAGTTAAAAGCAAAGTCTCCAGGTAAAGTTAGGTCAACTGAAATTCCTCCACCGCCTCCACTGTTGATATTAAAAGTTTGTGGTCTAGCATTTAATAAACCTTGTCCATCAGCGACAGCTGGTTTTGGTTCTAATTGTGGTTGCTTTGGTTCAAATTCAGAAACATGAACTCTAGATCCATTCCATTCAATAACCATTTCTTTATACGGAAAGGCTTGACCTGAACGATCTGAAATAAACTGCGCATATTTTCCTTTTGATAGTCCCATTATAATCCTTCGTAATAAGTTTTAGGTGTAATAAAAGAACTTGAAGCAGAACCATCTTCTTCAAGAGCTCTTTTTAATTCATCTTCATAAAGTAATTTTAATTCTTGAGTTCTTTGTGGTGCAAACTTTTGTGATAAATAATAAGTTAAACCTGCAACCATACAAGGCACAAATCTATATGGCACATCCGCTTCATTAGTATATGCTCCTGCATCTTGTATTCTTTTAACATAATAATAATTTAAAAAATTTCCTGCCTCTGTACTTCCAGGAGTTAAGTATAAAGTAATTGTAACTCTATCTATAAATCTTTGGACCCAATATTGTGTTGGTGTTCCTGTTTGAGTTTTGTTTGATAGACCTTGATATCCAGATCTATTTATTTTTGTTAAGGGAAAGTCTACACTATCTGAAGTTCTATACACCGCCTCTAATACATCATCCACACCAAAAACAGCTGTAGCATCAGATGTTCCATCCGCTGATGATCTAAACATTGTATATTCTGATTTACCAGCAACTAATGTAATTGAATTATTTGCAACTTCCCAATAGTGCAAACCTCTGTTTGCCCATTCTTGAAACAATATATTTAAAGAACGTCTAGCTGTTTTTATATTATTACCTGAATAATCAAACATACCTATTCTTTCATAGGCTTCTGTGATTATGTCATCAATAAAAAAACTTGACTCAAAAGTTGTTGTTCCAGAGGTAGCCATTTATTAACCTCCTATTTGTCAATCAATAGTGTTGCACCTACTAAATTAGCAATTGCAGAAACTTTCATTCCACCTTCAAATAAAATTCCATCTTCAGGTATGTTAAATGAAAAAACATCACCTTCAGGACAATCTCCTTGAAATAAAGTCGTACTATCTGTGTTGTCTTGCAAAGTTATTGATCCAGCTCCAGATCCATCAGAGGCTAAAATCATTCCTCTTAATCTAGTTCTACCAGCAAAAACTGCACCTGTTCCTGAAACTCTAACTGCTTTTACGTCACCCTTCATAATTTTTCTCCGTTAAATTTATATGGGCCCGAAGGCCCATATTAAATTAATTTATTATCCTTCTAAACCAGCGTCAACAACTGTGTATGTAAATATACCAGTTACTGTTCCACCAGTAGCCGCAGATGAACCGACAATACCTGTTACAGTAGATGCAGCAGTAATACCTCCAGCAACGACTAGTGCACCATCAGCACCTTTTAAAGTACCTTTAGTATCACTGTCGACTTCGTTGAAGAAACCATCTGGGTCAGCAGAAGTTCCAATATCAACTGTTGGGTTAGTACCACCTGTAGATCCTCCAATAGTCATGAAAGAAATAGGAATAGCACCTGTTGGTAAAACAAATGTTTGACCTGCAGTTGCCGACGTTCCAATTCTTACAGCTGTTGCACCAGATGCAGTTGGGTC